TGCTCCTAATGCTCTTTCCGAAGGCAAGTACGTTTATTACGAGGAGAGCTTCGAGGATGCATTCGTTCTTAACAAGAAGAGTGATGCACTTCAGTTCAACGTAACTGGCGGAAGCACTACTACCACCACTACTACTGAATAAGGAGTTATTATGGCTGATACAGTAACCGTAAGACGCGGTGGTAGTTATCTCACAATTCCCGCTGGGGCTATTGATAGATATATTGCCAAAGGATATGATGTTGTAGATGAAAATGACAATATCATTCAGTCCGGAGTTCCTAATGATGTTAATGCTTTGAAGATTGCGTATAATCAGCATGAATCTGAGATTGAATCTCTTAAGGCAGAAAATGCGAAACTTAAGCAGGAGATATCGGAACTCAAGAACCAGGCTCAGAAAGTAATTAAATCAGTCGAGAAAGTCGTAGAGGTAGAAAATGCCTCTACGGCTCCTACGAAATCAAGACGTGGTAGAAAATCAGAATAATCAAGAAGGTGGTGGAGTCAATGTATTTAACGTATGAAGAATATCAGAATATGGGAGGTACTTTGGACGAAACCACCTTTAATGATTTAGAGTTTGAAGCCGAGGCAATAGTCAACTGGTATACATTTAATCGTCTTAAGAATGATTCAGTCTTTCCTGAGGAACTTAAGAGATTGATGAAATACCTTATAGGTCTTGCATATTCCCAGAACGGAATACTTAATGCAAGTGGTAGCGGGGACGGTACATCTGAAAAAGCAATAGCTTCTCAGTCAAATGATGGAGTATCAATCAGTTATAACGTACTTAGTGCGAAAGACCTGATGGAATCGGTCAAGATGCAGAGTGAGCAGGCTATAAAGATGTATCTGCAGAATGTAATGAATGAAGCCGGTAGAAAACTATTGTATAGAGGATTATATCCGGGAGAATGATATGAGTAAACCAGGATTCCCTATATGGTGGGAGACCACGGTAACAATCTATAATAAGTTTTTGGATCCTCAGACTCAGTTGGTTACCTGGTATCGGCATGTAGTAACGGATTGTTTTTGGCAATTGAGTGGCACTACGGTAAAAGTTGGAGATGTAACTCTTGATTCCAAATCAATTATTTGTAGAATACCGAAGAGTAATGAATTTCTTGAAAAGCAAGAATGGATAAAATTACCTAATGACCAGATGGGAAATTATTTCACTCTGGCACCAGGTGATATCATTGTAAAAGGTATCTGCGAAGAAGTGATTAATGAATATGCGAGAGGGCATCATTCCACCGATTTGCTTGGAAAATATCGTGATTATCAGGCATGTATGGAGATTACCGATTACTCAAATAATACTGGATTAGGAAGGAACAATGAGCATTATCTGACAAGAGGAAAGTAAGATGGCTAAAATTACAGTTAAGGTAGAAGGGCATATAGACAGGGCCTTGAAACAAAGGTTTGAAGTCGTTAATAACCCAACTACTATGATTGCGATTTATAATACTCTTGCTAAAAGATGTGACCCCTATGTCCCATTTTTAAATGGTCCTCTTTCTCAGACGAATGTAGTTTCTGCTGAAGGCGTGAGATATATTCAACCTTATGCCAGATATCAGTATTATGGAGTAGATTTCAATCATACTACCGATTATCATCCATTGGCCTCAGCGATGTGGGATAAAGCAATGCTCAGAGACCATGGAAAAGAATTTTTCGCAGAAGTAAAAGATATTATAGAGTGGAGGTTAAGAGAAATAAATGGTTGATAAGAACCAAGCAATAATTGATTTTCTTCTTGACTGCCCTCAACTGATGTATAATTCAGTATTCTTCAATGCGATTAATGCTAAGGATAATGATAAGCAAATCATAACGCAGTCAAACGATGCCTCATTGAATAGTAAATATATCGACGGGTCAGTATTACGTCGATATACTTTTACTTTAATTGATTTCAGGTCGGTATTATATCAACCTTTACCGAAAGTAGAAGGATATGTAAGTGAGAATGTAGAGGAATTATTCGATGTTCAATCCATAATGGATTGGGTCAATGAACAAGCAGACTTACAGAATTATCCAGATTTCGGAGAGGATTGTATAATTGATTCGATGAGGACAACCTCAGATAATCCCAACCTGAATGGAATTGATACGAATGTTACACCAGCTCTTGCAAAGTATAGCATGTCAATTCAGATTGATTATTTAGACACCAGCAAAGCCGTTTGGAACAGTTAAAAAGGAGGTTTAAAATGGCGAGCACAATTAAGCAATTTAATCTTAGAGATGGACAGCGTGCAGAGCGTAAGCTCCTTGTAACTGTCGCTGAATGGGAAGAGTCAGATGGAACTACTACAGGTTCTGAAACTGTAAGAGAGGTTCTTGGAACTCGTACCGAAGATTCAAGCATTGATTATAATGCAGATATCCAGGATTCAACCGATATTCTTGGAAATAACTACACTGATGTTAATAAGACTCAGCCTACTCAGAGTTTTGACCCTTATCTGGTACTTGGTGGTTCAAGACTTGGAGCATTTCTTAATGATATCAGACGTAGAAATGCACTCTCCGAACTCAATCAGTTCACCATTTATATTATCACTCTGTTTATTGGTGATTCAACTAATGGTTATGAAGCAGAGAAGCATGATGATTGCACCATCACTTATGATAGCATAGGCGGAGATGCAAACGTTAACTTCCCTATCACCGTTCATCTTAGTAATAAGATTACTACTGGCACAGTTGATAAGATTGGTCCTGACCTTACTTTCACTGCTGATGCGAACATTTAATTGGAGGGTATATGGCACTTACTGATGATAAGAATATTGTAGATATTAACCTTGATGGAGTTACCAGGCAGCGTTTCCGTATTAACGGGGACCCAAATTCTATTATCGAACTTAATCTTTCTGATATGTCAATCAGTGAAAGACTTGAGTCCGGAATGGAAAAACTGGAGGCTGAAATGTCTAAAATATCTCAGTTAGGTGAGGATGAAAATCTATCTGAGAAATTCAAAGAAGCTGATGCTCATATGAGAGAGTATGTTGATTATATTTTCGATTATCCAGTCAGTGCCGTATGTGCCAAAAATGGTACGATGTATGACCCGATAAATGGTATGTTCAGATATGAGATAATCATTGATGGTCTTACAAAACTCTATACGGAGAAGCTTAATGATGAATATCGCAAGCTAAGGAATAGGATCCAGAAGCATACCGATAAATACACCAAAAAGCCAAGTCGTTCAACTAAGAGGAAGTAATGTACGAATTACAGACTTCAGTCAAGATAGGACAAGCATCATTCGGAATTCGGAATAAAGGAGATTTCCGAATGGTGCTTGATTGTTTTAAGGCATTAAATGATACTGAGTTAACCGAAAATGAACGTATCATGGCATGCTTAATTATTTTCTATGAAGATTTTGATAGTATTGATGATATATTGGAGCATGAAGCTATAATATCCCAGCTTGAGCAAGAAATGGCAGTATTCTTTGATGGTGGTGAAAAAGACCTGAAAAGTAATACTCATAATTATAAGGTGATGGATTGGGATAAAGATTCAAATCTTATCTGTTCAGCAGTTAATAATATTGCCGGTAAAGAAATACGAGCATTGGATTATCTTCACTGGTGGACTTTCTTAGGATATTATACGGCAATCAAGGAATGTTTATTGAGTGAAGTAATAACCATTAGATATAAAAAGGCAAGTGGTGAGAAACTTGAGAAGCATGAAAGAAAATTCATGCAGGAAAACCCTCAATACTTTAACCTTGATATGAGAAGTACTGAACAGAAAGAAGCTGATGAATATATCAGGAAGTTATGGGGTGAAGCATAATGGCAGAAAGTGATGTTTTATTAACATTAGGCTTTAATGCAACTGATGCCTATAAAACAGCCGAACAACTTCAGAAGGAAGTACAGAATATATTTAACTCCCGCCAGGGTAAAACTTCATCTGCAATGACTTCACTTGAGATTCAGATGAAGAAGAACTATGAGACTGCCGCCAGATTACGTGAGCAGATGGCGGAGATAGCAGAAATTCAGGTGCCTACTGATGAATATGCTCAGTTAAATGCTCAGTTAAATGAACTTGAGGGTAAATCCAAGGACTTATCTCATAAGATGAGATTGTTTGAGGAGAGTGGCGGAGATACTAATAGCGTTAAATATCAGCAATGGAATAAAGAATTGACTGACCTGGGAGATAAGGTCATTGGCATTACCGATAAAATGTGGAAAATGGAGCAGTCCGGGACCGCATTCATAAGTGGTAGGGAATCTGCTAAATATCAACAGCTGGCTCATGAATTGGATGTCGTAAATGATAAATTGAAACAGCAGATAATTCATCATAGGGAGATGTCTGATAAGAGTATCCCGAAAACCACTGCCCAGGTTAAGAAATTGCAGGCAGTAACTGAAAAGACTCGAAAAGCTTCTCAAGGAGTTGCCGGTAACTTTTCAAAAGGATTAAGCGGGGCAACTAAGAGTGTCGGCAGATTAGTTTCCAAATTTGCTCTTTTATTTTTAGGATTCAGAGGATTATATTCTCTGTTGATGAAGATTCGCTCTGCTATACTTCAGGGATTTTCTAATCTCAGAGAAAGTGGAGTAGGCAGATTAAAAGAGCAGATGAACGACCTTACTAATGCTTGCACTACTTTGAAGAACGCATTAGCAGGAGCATTTGAACCTATCGTTACTTCAATTATACCTTATATTCAAAGACTTATAGAATGGTTAACTGTTGCTATTGATAAGCTTGCTCAGTTTATCGCCGCAATGAAAGGTCAGACCACCTATATCAAAGCAATCAAGCAGGTGGGTGATGCCTCCAAGAAAGCAAATCAGGAACTCAGTAAACTTGATAATCTCAATGTACTTACTTCTCAGAAGAATGGTGCGGCAGGGATGTTCGAGGAAGCTCAGATTGCTGATGAAATGATAGATAGAGTAGCAGAGCTTAAGAAGAAGATAGAAGAAATTCATCAATGGCTTGATGAGCATATCTTTACTCCAGTTAAGGGTTTTATAGCTTGGTTCGTTTCTCCTATTACTGATAATCTTGATAAAATCAAGGAAGCACTTGGTCATTTTTGGGATTTCGTAAAAGCCAGACTTGATTGGATCCGCGATAAGATTAATCACGTAGCTGAAGTAATCAAGGGAATCTATGATGAATATATAAAACCTTCACTTGATAAGATAATGGAGAAGATATCATATTTCTTCGGTAAAATAGTGGATTTTTATAATAATCATTATGAGGAGTTTGAATGGTTAGCCCAGCAGGTAGAAGCGATATGGGATGAAAGTATTCAACCTATAATTGATGCGGCTCTTGAATTATTAGGTTCACTATTTGCATTGATTACTGATTTTATCTTTGGTGGAGATATAGATACCTTCTTTGATAATCTTGAAGCATATTGGAATTGGTGGTATCCTCATCTTCAAACGGCTCTTTTAGTAATCAGAGCATTTGTTAAAATAGCCAGTGAGAAGATAGTCGAATTTATTACCAATGCTCGTAAGGGAGCAGATAATATAAGACTATTGCTTGAAAAAACTGGCAGTAGATGGACTACCTTTAAGATTATCGTATCTGCGGTAGTGGATAAAATCAAAGAGAAGTTTAATCAGATGAGAGAGGATATCTATACTATCACTCATTATGGTCAGGAGGAGTTTGGAGCATTAATTTATCTGTTTGAATCTCCTCTGGTAGTTGCTATCAAATTAGCTAAGAAAGCCTTTGATAAATTATCAGATGCAGTTCAAAGGTTAGTGGATTTGATTAAGGAACTTACCGGATTTGACCTTACCAGTGAATTATCACCTCTTAAGCAGATAATCGATAAAATTGACTGGGATGCCTTAAAGGGTATGAGGAATTCATTTGTGACCGGAGGAGTATTTGGAGGAATATCTTTCGGACGAGGAATGGCATCCGGAGGAGTTATCCCTCCTAATGTATCAGAGCATCTCGTTAGAGTCGGTGATAATAACCATGAGACCGAAGTTGTTTCTCCTCTATCCACAATGCAAGAAGCTATGGTCAATGCTCTTGAAGCAATGGGATTCAATGGTAATCAGCAGATAGTTATTAATCTTGATGGTAAGGAATTTATGAATGTAATGGTCAAGAGGAATAACGAATATAAAAAGAGTCATGGTGGAAGGTCAGCGTTAGCATAAGGAGCAGGTTATGACAACAAGTTATTTATTTCAATTTGGAACTTACCAAATACCAAATGAGTATATAGCAGAAGGTGGATATGAGATAGCTCCTAATCAAAGACAGGATTTGGATCCATATACTGATGCTAATGGTATAACTCATAGAAATACTTTGGAGCATACCAAAACCGATATCACTATTGCTATCAGGAATCTGAAATGGGAGCAATTCACTTCTTTGATTTCTGGATTGGTGACTAATTATATATCAAATGAGCGTGATGCTATTTGCTCTTATTTTGATATGGAAACCATGACTGTAAAGAGTGGGCATTTTTATCTGGATCCAAGTTGTAAGTTTAAAGTAAGAAGATTGAACGATAAAGTAGATGGATTTACGTTGAGATTCACAGAATACTAAACTATAATAAAATTATGATTAATGTATCAGATGAAACTAAACAAGCGTATATATCGGATTCAATCCCTAAGACCCTCACGGTATCATTTCCCAATGCTAATATCACAATGCATAATGATGATATCGTGAGTGAAAGTCTGGAGATAGAGGAGAGTATTAATTCTGGAACTGAACTTACTTTTGAAGGATGTATTGCGAGTCAGATGAAGTTTGAATGTTCTGCTCCAGTTCGTGATTTAAGAGGTGAGAAAGTTACTATATCCATTCAGGCAGAAGATACCGAATCTATTACTCTTTTTAACGGTTATATTGATGAGCAGAGTAATAGGACCCATGAAGATGTAGTAACCGAGTTTACTGCGTATGATGTTTTATATACCAAAGGTCAGATAGATGTAACTGATTGGTATAATGGATTAACTTTTCCTATCACTGTTAAAAATTTCAGAGATAGCTTTTTCACCTATATTGGAATTACCCAGGAAACTATTTCTCTTATCAGTGATGGATTTTCAATTGATAAAGTAACCACTAAAGACCAGATACTTGCTCTTGATATCATGAAAGCAATATGTCAGGTCAATGCTCGTTTTGGTAGGATAGGTAGAGATGAAAAATTCCATTATACTGAATTGCGGGAGATAACCAAAGGTCTTTATCCTTCAACTGAAACTTATCCTTCCGACCATACTTATCCCAGCAAAGAAAATGCGGATACTAAATATGAGAAGAGTGATTACATCAAAGTTACCTACGAACCATTTAAGACTTCAGTTATAGATGCTGTTTATCTTATTGCTAAAGATGGAACTAAGACAATAGCAGGGAGTGGGTCAAATACACTTGCTATTTCAGATAATATAATTGCTCAAGGATGTACCGATAAAGCATCGATGGCAAGTGTGATATTAAATAATATTCATACTATTATCTATACTCCATCAACAGTCAAGGCAAAAGGATATCCATGGCTTGAAGGTGGAGATATTTATATGTTCAATACCAGGAAAAATGTGGTGAGAGCATATATACTTACTCGAAGGCTTACCGGCATTCAGGCTCTATACGATGAATTAACCGCAGAAGGTAGTCAAATACGAGAGAAATATCAAGAGACGATAGAAACTCAATCAAGTATCAGAGAAGCGGATATACAAGGAAATACGGCGCAGATAGGTACATTGAGAGCTGACCTAATTGAAACTAATACTCTGGTAGCGTCGAAAGCCAGTATTACTGATTTGAATGCTACGAATGCCCGAGTTGGATCCTTGGAAGCTGACCATGTATCGGTAGCAAGTTTAAATGCGGTTAGTGCAAGGGTTGGAGCACTTGAAGCTGACCATGTAACGACGGACCAGTTAAATGCTACTAATGCTTTTATATCAAGTCTTGCGGCAATAGCTATCACCACTCAGAATCTATCTGCTCAAAGTATCAGCGCAGGTCAGATTACTTCAGGCACTATTAACGCTGATAGAATTTCTACCTCAACTTTTCATGGAAGAACTTTACAGGCAGGAGGAATTCAATTGGGAAGTGCTTCTTTAAGTGTAACTAAGATGGCTTATATATCAGCAGTTGATTTTACTAATCGAACTGCCACCACAAGTTATTTTAACGTAGTTACTTGGTAAGGAGGATAATATGTTAAAAGTATTCGGTCATTTCTATTCAGACAATAAAGAGAACTTTGATGCAATAGCATCAGTACTTGAAGAAGCAGGGTATCAGATTGCATATGACTATCCAACAAATGCAACTATCATCAAGGAGATAGTAGATGAACAAGAAGATACGGCAGTTTGAAGATAATCTAATAGCATTTTTTAATGAGAGTGATTTGGATATAGAGATTAAAAGGTTAATTGCTCAGAATATTCTTAATCTCATTGAAAAACAAGCTGATAAGATTATATTAAATGAACTTTCACAACCTATCACTGAAATGGGAGAATTGAAAGATGCAGAAAGCACATGACGCAAGTAAAAACAACTATTGGGAGAATCTGCCTTCCATAGCAACCCCAATAGTTGCGGAAGAACTCAATCGTAATGAAACTTCGGTGGATGAGATTGATGATAGAGTAGTTAATTTTGATACTACTAAAGCAAATCAAACCGATTTACTCTTAGCAGTAAAGAGTATCTCCTTTAATAAAAATACGGGAATATTCACCGTAACAAAATTCAATAATACTTCCACAACTATTGATACCGACATTGAGAAGATAGCAATCAACTTTGATTATGACGATGACCCTACATCTGCACATTATCAGAACCTTATCATCACGCTTGATGATGGTACTGTGAAATATGTGGACATGTCTGCACTGCTCACGCAGTATGAATTCAATAATT